CGAACATAAAAATAGTTTCATCAATATTCTCCTTTATAAATTCCGATTGGATGCTCCCATTATACCATCTCCCTACATCTCCTTCAACGTAAAACTAACCGTCCACAATCCCTTATAACTGGTATCTTTCCTCAGCTTCGCCTTATACCCCGTCACATACATCTCTGCCAGTTTCAGCTCCGATGTCTCCACATCAAAATACTGCACGCTGATCTTATCCAGCTTCGCATACCCTGCCAGCTTCTTAAGCCACTTCGCTGTAACAGAAAACGACACCGGGATCCGCGCAACACCATGCCGCACCACATCCCTCTGTGTCGTCCCTGCCTCCGTCTCACCGCCAGAATCCGCTTCCACATCCTCCAACTCCACCTCATAAGAATCCGGAAGCGGCAGGTTCTCCCCGTCAAACACAAGATACTGAAAAAAAGCCATTCTATCTACCTCCGCTCCTCAGACTCATTCTCTGCTGTGCCGTCACGATCACTTCATCCAGCAGCTGGTTTCCCAGATAAACCGGAATCACCAGATCCCCCTGCTGTCCCTTCTGATCACCCAGCACATCCTTCAGCGCCGACACAATGCCAGCCGTCAAATCCGCACTACCGAACACTCCTGCACCGGTCATCGCCCCGCCGTCTGCCACAGCCATCTGCGGCGAAATTACCATATCCGCAGCCACACTGTCCACAGCAGCCTTCACCAGACCCCTGCTCTTCTCAATCCCCTCAGCCAGACCGCCCATAAAATCAGGCATCCAGCTCTCAAAATCCGTCAGAGGCCCTTCATCCGGCACTGAGAAATGCAGATGGGCACGAATCGTATTCGCCACATCCGTCACTGCATTGGCAACCGCACCAATACAGCTCCGAATACCATTTACAATGCCATTGATGATATCCGCACCCCACCGCCATCCGGCAGATGCAAGACCTGTAATATAATTCACCGCATTTCCCAGTCCATCCCGGATCGTATTATAAATACCGGAAATCGTACCCCGGATTCCGGACCACATGGCATTAAAAGCACTGGAAACCGTATTCTTAATCCCGTTTACCACAGAAAAAATGGTATTCCTGATTCCGTTCCACACGGAATTGACAGTACCCCTGATTCCATTCAGCACGGTAGAAATAATTGTGCGGATCCCATTCCAGACCGTAGAGATCACCGTCCGGATCGCATTCATCACCGTAGTAATGACTGTGCGGATCCCGTTCCATGCACTCTGCAAAAACGTCCGGATTCCGTTCACCACATTCGTAATAACAGACCTGATCCCATTCCAGACAGAACCAAAAAATGCCGAAATCGCATTCCACACCGCCATAACCGTTGCCCGGATTCCATTCCACGCTCCCACAAGGAAAGTAGAAATTACAGTGACAACCGTTGTGAACAGCGTCTTAATCCCAGCCCACAGACTGGAAAAGAAATCCCTGATGCCATTCCATACAGCCACCGCCGTATTCCGGATCCCGTTCCATGCAGAAACCAGAAACTGGGAAACCGCCGTCCATACCTGGACAGCGACTTCCTTAATCTCATTCCACAGCCTGATCCAGAACTGCCGGAACTCTTCATTGGTATTCCAGAGATAAATAAAAGCCGCCACTAAAGCTGCAATGGCAGCAATCACAATGGCGATCGGATTTGCCATCATCGTGGCACGCAGCGCCGCAAAAGCACCCTTCACCGCACTGATCGCACCGGCAAGCTTCGGTGCCCATGTCATGATCGTTCCAATGGCCGAAAGGGTCTTGCCTATGATGATCAGCACAGGTCCCAGAGCCGCAGCCAGAAGTGCAACGATCATGATCACACGTTTCACCCCGTCCGGCATGGCATTCAGCACATTCACCATCCCCTGCAGTCCGGAAACAATACTACGCACCGCAGGCATCAGCAGATCCCCGAAAGAGATCGCCAGCTCCTGAAGCTGTGACTTCAAAATAGTCAGCTGTCCTTCCAGATTATCCTGCATGGTATCCGCCATGTTCTTTGCCGCGTCCTTACAGTTATTCACTGCCCCGGACACCTTTTCAATATCCTCCGGAGCCGCATTCATCAGTGCAAGGAACCCTGACATTGCATTCTTTCCAACCAAAGCCTCCGCATTGTTCGCCTTCTCAGCTTCCGTCATTCCGCCAAAAGCCACCCTGCAGTCAGCCAGAATCGAAGACAGGCTCCTCATGGAACCATCCGCATTGGTGGTAGCAATGGTCACATCCCCGATCGCTGCACCCGACAGCTTCACATCCCCGGTCAGGTTCGTCATGATGGAACGCATGGAAGTACCTGCCTGGGAAGCCTTGATACCTGCATTACCCATCAGACCAATGGCTTCCGCAGTATCCTCAACCGAAAATCCCAGCGCCCCCGCAACCGGCGCACAATACTTGAACGTCTCGCCCATCATGGACACATTGGTATTGGCATTACTGGAAGCAGCCGCCAGCACATCTGCAAAATGTCCCGAATCCGCTGCAGTCAGCCCAAAAGCTGTCAGCGCATCCGTCACAATATCAGAAGTCGTTGCCAGATCTTCCCCGGATGCCGCAGCCAGGTACATGACACCCTCAATACCGGACAGCATATCCTCCGTCTTCCATCCGGCCATTGCCATATAATTCATGGCATCTGCCGCCTCAGTCGCAGAGAACTTTGTCTTGGCACCCATCTCCCTGGCCTTGTCCCGGAGGCTGTCAAAATCAGATCCCGTTGCCCCGGACACAGCCGCCACCTTACTCATTGCAGAGTCAAAATCAGCGGCAGTTTTCACCGCCGCCGTTCCAAGCCCTGTCACCACTCCCGTCACTGGAAGCAGCTTCTGTCCCACAGAAGAAATCTTGTTTCCAACTGTCTGCAGCTTCTCACCGGTCGCCCCGATTTTCTGCAAAGCAGTCGCAGACTGGTTCGCCTGCTCTTCCAGACTCCGTAGTCTCTGTTCCGTCTCAACGATTTCCCTCTGCAGGGCATCATACTGATCCTGGGAAATCGTTCCGTTCCGCAGTGCCTCATCCGCCTGCTGCTGTGCAGTCTTCAAAGTTTCTAGCTTCTCCCTGGTCTCAGAAACCGCCTGTGCCAGCAGCCTGTGCTTCTGTGCGATCAGCTCCGTATTCCCCGGATCCAGCTTCAGAAGCTTCTCCACATCTTTCAGCTGGCTCTGCGTATTCCTGATCTCCGTATTAACCCCTTTCAGGGCAGTCTGCAATTTCGTGGTATCGCCGCCAATCTCGACAGTGATCCCCCTGATTCTGTTCCCTGCCATACGGCTCACCCCCTAAGTCCCATAAAAAAGGCACAAAAATACCCGGATCACTCCGGGCACAAAAAAAGCACCTGCCATCCCTGACAAATGCTTTCATTATCGTCTTCATTTTTTTATCAACAAAACTGGAAGTTTACAATTTCTTTATAGGATGCCTAATGACCGTTTTCCATTTTTCTGGGGCAACCTTTCTTGCATCAGACAGATATATTTCATGATGTAATCTTTCCATATTCATATCATTAACATATCCATTCTGCTCCAAATAAGCATCCATAAGTGCAACAGTTGCAGGTTCATCATCAAATGCCCCCAAGTGCATTATTTGAACACACAATCCCTCATTAATAGTCAAAAACTCTGCCGATGAACAGTCTATTTTTTTCTTTTTAGCTGCTGTTTCAACAGCCCATTCAAAATCTTTTTGATTCACAAAATCAGGCAGGCGGATAACTGAAATCCAATTAAATGAATCTTTATCTGCATAATTTACACCATGTATATTTTCCTGCCACCAGAATCCTTCAAGTGGTGGAACTACATATTCAAAAAATCCTGCAATTTTATAATCTGTCTTGTAACTCATTCTCAAAGTATATGCAACCGCATATAATACACTAATTGCCTGCTGATATGCCCCGCCTTCTTCGTTTGGATTACCCTTTCCTCTGACTGCAATATAATTTGCTTTTGGGACTGTTACAATCGCTGGTTTATTTTTAGGCATATAAAACTCTTTATATTCTTTCTTAAAATCAAAAGCCATAACTACCTCCTTAAACTTAAGTTGTTACTTTCTGCATAGCGTATTTCCCAAAATGATAATCACCACGACATCAACCATAATGATTCCCACTGCAATATATATAAAAAATGCAGAAAGAAAGTTTTCAAACAAACCCATAATTAACATAAGAATTGCTATAATAGACATTCCAATTCCCGTTGTTCTGCATAACTTCTTTTCATCATACTTTTCCTTTTCTTCTTTTGAAGCCATATTGTATCCAGAAATAAACCAACTTCCGTGCCCAGAAAGTAAAATTATAGAAAGTACAGCAAATACCACAAAGACAGTCCATATTATCCAGTCTGGACCCGTAGCTAAATCTGCTAATTTCGTATAAATGCCCTCCTTAACTTCCGATTTGAGGAAAAGCCCAAGGGACTTTAATGTCCCTTATGCTTTTCTCTTTTCTTTTGCTGTTTCAACTCAAACATTCGCTGTTCTT